GTTACATTGGTTTATTAGGAACAACAATAGACCAACAACTATACTTTAAAAGGGGATATTTAACCTAAATTTTGTACCTAAAGACTAGCACTAAAACAAAAGAATCCCTCAATAATCTACTGATTATCAAGGGATTCAACTGTGACCCCGGTGCGATTCAAACGCACGACCTTCAGAACCGGAATCTCACAACAAATACGGCTGTATATACGAGGAATAAGCACTTTAACATTTCATTAACACCATTTCTGTAGAACAATAGTAGAACATTTGCAAGTTTAGTGAAAAACCGTCCGAAATTCACATCCCAGACGGCTCATTTAACGCAACACTGATTATGACATCAGTGTTGGTGCAAAGATAGAAATTACCTGAACAATCTACAAATTATTATCCTTCTTTAAAGCCTGGTCTATATACTCGATCGGGGACAGAATATCTGGGAACTTCAAATAGTTGGCAATAAAGGTTTGCGTCTCTCCTGATTTACTACGAATGTACTTCAATGCTTTTCTGCCTGCCCGAAGTCTTTCATTTAATACCCAGTCGGCATTATTCCTCTTCATTATTTTGCAAGTTTACCGTTAGTAACTATATTTGTAGTCTCTAACCTTCCTACACAAAACGCAAATGCGTCAACTCCATGGATGAGGACTTTTAAGCCCCCGACCATGCGGAGTTGACGCATCTTGTGTTAGTAGGTAGGTTAGAGCACTTTACTAACGGTTGGGGGCTTTTTCTTTCACCCCCGGAAGGTCTGGTTATTTATTTCTCTTCTTGTACACTAACCAGGCAATAATACAAGATACAATAAGCAGAGCACTTCCCACTCCGGCCCATCCAATTTGTTTTAATATGGTTGATTCGTCTTTTTGTTTACTAGCTTCCAGATGAACGTTTTCCTGTTGTCGGGAAAACGTTGATTCATTGGAAACTGAATTATTAGTTTGTTCCACATTCTCCTGCTTATGAAACTCTGATTCTTTCTTTGCCCCTATCCACTTCTCCGATTTTATTGGTGGCTTACCGGTGACTGGGTCAACAGGTTTATCGGTATCATAATTCACTTCATAGGATTCAGCAGATTCAGTAGCTTTATCTGATTCGATTATTTCTACTTTCTTATCGGAAGAAGCAGAATCTTTCTTATGGTTTTCAACTGCAAGTTCAGTAGAAGTATCTTGCCTCATATTTGATTGGTGACTACCACAAGACATGAACCATATTGCCGACGTCAGGAACATGGTTAGGTATATCAACCGTTTCATGGCTTTACTACTGTATTGCGCAAGAAACTAGAAAACTCGGAACGAACATCAAAGCAAGGGCACGCCTTAATATATTCTTTCGGTTCTACCTCTCCGCTTCCATCCAGATCAGGCGAAGTATCCCGGTGTCCGAGCACTTCGATAATATCATGCTCTTTGCAGAGTTTTGCAATCAGTTGGCGTAATGTTGCCTTTTGCGCTGGAGTTCGTGTATCAGAGGGTTTTCCCAACGCGTCCAAACCGCCGATATAACAGATACCAATACTGTGCTTATTATACGAAGATTCCGAAAAACCTTTGGTGTTACAATGTGCTCCGTCAACCGATAAAGGTCTACCCTCTTCTACCACTCCGTCCAGGTCGATCACATAATTATAACCTATTTGGTTGAATCCCCTTGCCCGATGCATCCGGTCAATGTCCTTTGCACGTAAATCCTGCCCGGCACGTGTGGCCGAACAATGAATGATAATAGCATCAATTTCCTTCATTTCTTTTCCTCCCTTTTTAATTAATAATCACTTGGCGGCTGACGATTACCGCAACCACGCACATCACACTTCTTTATCTCTGCTTCTTTCAGCTTCAATTCAAGTTCATGTTTATCGTGAATGAGTTGGAGCTTCTCCGCTTGTTCCTGCCGGAGTTCTACATAGATAGCATCAATCTTTGTATCACGTTGAGCAATACGTTCTTCAAGCCATGCAACCTGCTTTCTCTCGTTCTCATTCTCTACTGCATCTGCCGCCGCATCCTCTTTCCTTGCGTCAGTCTTCCGGTTGACGTAGAAATTTACAATCCATTTGATTGCCTCCAAGCCACCTATAGCTCCCAATACCGCTATCCACTCATTTACCCCCATATCATACTTTTATTTCAATACCTCGCTACAATCATCGATGGCTGTTTGAAATACTTGTTTGACTTCTCCGGAAGTTAGCCCGTGAGCTTCATGCAGAGAGAAGCCGGTCACCCCATTTCTTGATGTATTGAAGAATCCGACAGTAGTTTCATCTTTGACAATCTCGGCAGTAATATCTTTCACAGCTTCGGTGCCACGGGTTGATATTCTATACTTGATACTTACACTTTCTGTAACTTTTGTCACAGCTGTGCTGTTAGTTGCTGTAATGTTCATTCCTTGTTTCCTCCTTCGATTAAATCATAAATCTGTCCATATGTACCTGCAGTAAGATACTCTCCACAAATTTCTTTTAAAAGAGCAGCATCTTCCGTTTCAATATCAAGTACTCCACGATTGTTAATAATCTGTTGTAGCATTTTATATGCTCGTAATTTCTTGGAAGTTTCCATGTTATTCTGCGGATTAGAACCAGCTGCAAATAATGCTTCTGCAACCAAATCACGAATAGGTTTCTTACTTTCTTTACCATTCACTAATTCGACAAACTCCCGACCTTTGTAGTCAAGCAAGTTTCTGTTTAGATTTACTTTCATAATTTTTATTTTATTTCAACGATTAACCCTTTTACTATATGCAAAGTCTTTCCTCGTGTAGAAACATCTAGAAGTGTAATTGTGCTGTCTGAAATAACAGACCAATAATTCCCATTACCATCACTCGGAAAAAATCCATTTGCCGTTACATCGCCCAGCACCCTTACGTTGCCATCGAAGAATCCCGCATAAATGTAATTATCGGGATATTTAGGAGTCTTTAGATTTGCAGATCCATAAATAGCAGCACTTCCTCCAAAACCAGCTCCAATAGCAGAAATACCGAAATTACCATCCGTAGCTGGATTGAAAGTAACATGCACTACACCTTCTTTTGAGGTCGCACTATATCCCAATTTCAAACTGCGAGAAATATCCCCGAAATAATCACCAGCTTTCCAGACTAACCGACCGTTATCAATCGTGAATCCTCCAACTTTTGCACCATCGGCATCAATACGTTTCACTTTTATATATTCAGTATTCAAATATCCACCGACAATGATAGTACTCCCGAGCATAGACTCTTCAACACAATCTTCGAATGCCATGTTTTTCAAATCACCCAGATTAGCCTTGGAGTTAATCACTCCCTGCAGGTCACTATGCAGTGCGGTGATTGTAACAGCACCTTCTAGGTTAATCTTTGAAGAGTGAATAGTCGTTTCACCTGCTGCCTGGTTGATATAAGATATAAGTGTATTGCCATTTTCTAGCTCTTTAGAAGCGTATATCTTGTTACCGTCCGCTGTGGTAATCCATCCGGCAGTATCTATCCTCTGCGTTAAGCTATCGACCCGTGTCACTTGTGCGGAGATTTGAGTATTGAGTACTTTCAATTCAGCGAAGCACTGGTCTGAATAGTCTTTCAATTTATCCTGAATAGCTTTATTCGCAACTTCAACCGCTGTATTGAAACTAGCCAAGGCAGAATTAAACAGGGCAAACTTATCATCTACATTCTTCTTCTCCTCAACGGTCGTCTGCTCGTCATTGATAGCTACATTAATTGCAGCAATAAGATTGTCAATAGCACCAAATAGAGATATTTTAGCATTAAGCAAACCTGTTTTTGCTTCACCTTCCAGATATGAATTTGCGTACAGTTTGTTATAGGTAGCTTCGACGGCAGCTTTCGTATTCCTAACGGAATTCAGATATTTTTCAATGGCTTTCGCCTCTGCTTCTGATATGATTCCGTCCGCAAATGCTCCATCCACGTAGGTATGCAAACTACCAACGGCACTATTCGCCTGTTCTGCCGCCTTAGCTGCATCTGCCGCATCTTGTAAGGCTTGCAACGCTTCTTTCATAGCAGCATCCGAGAACTCCTTTAGCTTATCCTGAATAGCTCTATTTGCAGCTTCTACAGCTGTATTAAAATCAGCATAGGCACTATTGAAATAGACGAAATACGCATCAACGTTTTGCTTTTCTTCTGGTGTTGTAAGTCCGTCGTCAATAGCTGTATTAATTGCATTTATCAGGTCTGAAACACATCCTATAAGGGTAACCTTAGCATTTAATAAACCTGTTTTGGCAGACCCGGATAAATACACATTAGTGTATAGTTTGTTATAAGTAGCTTCAACGGTAGCTTTAGCATTATTAATCGTATTGATGTACTTTTCAATAGCTTTCGCTTCGGCCTCCGTAATAATACCATCCGCAAACGCCCCATCTACATAGTCATGTAAGCCACCAACTGCATTATTTGCCTGTTCTGCTGCTTTGCCAGCATCTTCAATTTCTTTGTGTACTGCTTCCCATTCTGACAGATTTTCCAAACCGGATGAACCTGCTTTAATTTGAATATTTCCACCTATCTCACCTTTTACTAAATTGAAATATGTTTCCCCATCCGGAGAAATTATTTGTTCAGTAGTCACCCGCCCTGGCAGAATCTCCGTAAATCCGTACAGCTCAACAAAACTACGTTCACCTTCATACTCGCTATTGAGAACGCCAACTAGGAAGTGATAATATCCGGCAATACCTTCCATTTTGATAGCCTTTTCATTCAGCAGGAATGTTCCGGATTGATTCTCTTTGCTGCATACAGCATACAGATAATACTTCTTTTCTGGCTCTATAAGCGCCGGAGAATCATATTCAGACATATTCCAATACTTGTATTCTTCCGCTTTGTGAGAAGAAGAAAGAGCGCTAATTCCTAGTGTCATGTGTTGGAGAATACCTGCCGGAACATTTAGTATTCTTGTACTGGCATTATAGGTAATATTGTGGGATACTTGTGCCGGATTCGTTTTGGAATTAACGAAACGGAATTGCAGACTTTCATCGCCCACAAGCAGTTGCATTGTGCGAACTGTAATAGGGTCGATAGAGGATGAGAAATTCAGAAAAGCATCCTCAAGCATAGACATCGTTTCCTTTGCGTCACGAAACCGTCTCTTAGTAAATTGTAGTGCATCCTTATGCTTTTCAATAACAGTCACCTCGTTTGTCTCAATCTTATTCAATTCATCAGATGCAGATGCACCTACAGGCTCATTAGAAAGCTCGATTTCAGGGCTATAAGGATTATTCACATACCTCTTGACGCTTGTCATGCGAATCAAAGTTCCTTCTGGGTGAAATTGTGAATCGAAGAAGTTTACGAATCCGCCCAATACGATTTTACCACCGACGCTCAACCAACGTTTCTTCGCCCAGATACCATCGAGAGTTCCAGTGAATACAAATTTCTTATCTTCATGTTCAAAGAGGTATTTTGCAGCTTCCTTGAATACTTCCCACGATGCTCCCGTCTGCGTAGAATTGTCACAGATATAGGAGTCTGGCAACTGCATACCAAAAACAGCGTAAGTATCCCCCTCTTTCGGTCGAAACAAATCACCTTCTGGCATTGTCATTCCGTCAAGTTCTTGTGGAACGATTTCAAAACGTCTACCCTCTTTTATTATTGCTTTATTCCCATCAAGGATCGGTTCATGGATATACTTTACTTCAAATTCTTTACCTGTAAGCATACCTGTCTGAAAAATAATAGTCATACTTTCACCTTCTATCAAGCAATCCTCAAAGTTCAAATCTGCAGGTATATCAACATCCACAAAGTCGTAGAAGTTCTTTTCTTTGTCAACTTCAATAACAGCACTAACAGTACCGATACGAGAAGGATAGATTTCAGTACAATCAAGACTTTCCTCCTTACCAGTAGTAAGCTCACCATCCGCGCGCATAACACAGGAGCCATCCGCATCTGTTTTATAGGTACGCCCTTCATATACTAGAGTTTTAGATTTAGGCAGCAATAGATTCTTTGCTCCATACGTAGAATAGTCAATATTCCGATCTGTCGTGTCAACCAGAATAATTTCAGGCGGTATCTCTCCAAACTGTCTTCCTACTCCAACTTTGAACCCATGGCCTTTCCCATAGGATAGTGTAAGAGGGTTTTCTTTATTATATTCTACTTTCCGAAGATGAACGGTCTTTATATTATTTTCCTCGGTAATTTCCCACTCTGTTTCGTACATATCCGCAAGCTGATTCAAAGCATCACGAATGTACGTATGACTATAATTGATAACTTTCTCTGTGCCTTCGATACAATTACCGACTTTCCATCCGATACCCCGGCGGTTCAAGTTCTCAACCAATAACCGAAGGTGCTCATTTGGTTTAGCTGTATATGGGAATTTAATACGCCTATCAAGAGTATTACGCACTTTCCACAACATCGTATCAGATATTCCTGTTTCAAGAGTTAAAGTGTACTCAAAGTTACGCTCTCCGTTTTTCTTGAAGTTACTATCTTTTTTGAGAGAATAACGTTTTCCGTAAAAATCACAGTAGGAACCAACCGGAATTTCAAGATATCCGGGATAATCGAAATATAGAGTTAGTGAGCACTCCTCCATGATTGCTTCGTAAGAGTAGCTTTCATCTTTAACTTCGAGCTTTATTTCTTCTGAACCATTATATAAAGTAATCATATCTATTGTATGCTATCAATCAACGAAATATGTTCGGCTCAAAGATAATAAAATAAGCGTTTATTAAACGCATTATAGAAATAAAAAAATAAGAAAATAAAGAATAAGAACAATATAAGGAAATTATCAAATAAAGTTTATAGTATACTTCCCATAGATCATTAAAACTCTATTTTTATATCTAAGTTCTCTTGGGACTAAAGCCGCACAAATTAGCGTACAAAATCTAGGACAAAATGGTTATCGTAAGTATGAGGATGGATTACTTATACAATGGGGACTTAATGCAACAGGGGTACAAGGTGAAAGAGTTACCTATTTTTCCCTTTCTTTTTCAGATACAAATTACAGTATCATTTTATCAAGTGACCCTGGGGGAAAAAGTATATCTAACAGCTTAGTATCTTCACTTTTAATTTCTAAAAATAGCTCTAGCTTTAAAGCATGCAATAGATACTATGATAGTTATAACTATGGATATGGAACGTGGAATTTTTATTGGATTGCTATTGGTAAATGGAAATAAATTTTAGTAACATAGAATTGAGTATGAATCGGTTTAGTAGAAATTTGGTATTGCTTTTCATAGCCTTTTTTGCACAAAGTTCTCTTGGAACAAAATCTGCGCAAATTAACGCGCAAAATCTAGGACAAAATGGATACCGAAAATACGAAGATGGATTACTAATCCAATGGGGGTATTTAACAAATTCATCATCGGGAAGTGCAACTGTATATTTCCCTATTTCCTTTTATGATGCAACCTACCGATTTGTGACGACAATGGAAACTGCATCTAGCGACCAGGCACTGTATACTGCACTACCATATAGTAAAAAAGCTACTTACGTGTCTATTATGAGAAAATATATACTTGCGACCACTAATATAACTGTGGGTAGTTCTACCAGAGCATTTGATTGGCTAGCAATCGGTCGATGGAAATAGAAATTTTGTAACATCAATTTGATTATGAATAATTTTAGTAGAAAAATAGTAGTCTTTTTTGTAATAGTATTTGCACAAAGTTCTCTTGGAACTAATGCAGTTTTATTGGAAGCTCAAAATTTAGGACAGAATGGCTATATAAAGTATTCGAATGGATTGTTAGTACAGTGGGGATATAACGGAGGTTCAACAACACATACATTAACCGTTTATATGCCTGTTTCATTCTATGATTCGACCTACAATGTATATGGTAATATAATAAAAGATTCATCCGATAATAATCTTTATACCTTTTGTCCTCTACCAAATACGAGTGTTAGTAGTTTTAGAGTTGATAGAACTTTTTATGCAAATGGTTCTACAGGTAATTCTACGGCTAAATTTCGTTGGTATGCAATTGGTCGCTGGAAATAAACTAAATTATATATTATGAAGTATTGGAAAAATGGATTCTACGACGAACCGGTAGAGAGTTCGGTAGAAATTACGGATGAGTATTACAATCAGTTATTAGCGGGCCAATCAGCAGGGTTGCTCATAGCTGAAAGCAAAGGGGGATATCCTATCTTAGTAGTGAATGAGCCTACCAGTAAAGAATTGAGAGAACAGAAACTCGCGGAACTACGAACGTATGACTCTTCCGACGCAGTGAATCAATTCAGTATAAACAATGTGTATGGGTGGTTTAGTAAAAGCACCCGTGTAGGGCTTATGAACTCAATCAATATTGAAAGAGGAACCGGAGGAACTACAACAAGTATCTGGATTGGTGATACAAAGTTTGATTTATCAATCGAAAGAGCTATTGACATATTACAACAGCTAGAATTGTATGCCCTCGCGTGCTTTGACACGACCCAAGAGCATACAAAAGCTATTCAGCAGCTAGATACAAAAGAAGAAATCGAAGCATACGACTTCAAGACAGGCTATCCAGGGAAATTGAGTTTTGCCGGATAACCTACTTTGAAATTGTAGCTTTCTACTTCTTCAATAGTCTGCAATGTTCTAACTGCTGCAATGTGTCCCTGTGTCACATTGTAACAGTTTAGTGCATACATTTCAATCTCGTTCAGCATTGATAAAGCGTCAGGTATAGGGATAATATACTTCACTGCATCATACCACAGGACTGTATGCGTTTTCCCTGCATTTTTTTCAATCGAAATAGAGTTAAATAATCCAACACGTGTGGACTTATCTAACCACATGCTTTTATCCAATAAATCAAAGGAATTGACACTTATTGATTTATCAAACTCCTGTATTTCAGATATTTTCATTTTACGTACTTCTTCAATGTCGTACTCATATTCTACCAAAATCGGGTAGCCTTTCTTACTTTCTGCTATTATCAATCCACCTGATTGACCAGCTAACAACTCCTGATAATACTCATCTGTAATTTCTACCGAACTCTCTATCGGTTCGTCGTAGAATCCATTTTTCCAATACTTCATAATACTTATTTTTTAAAGTTATTTCCAGCGACCAATCGCAAACCAGGTAAACTGCCAACCAGTCCAAGCTACTTCTCCTCCGGACGCTATATACCTTGTACCTACTTGAAATGAAGATTTTGTTTTAGTATATATTGTTGGAGCATACACTATAACTTCTGTTGTATTAGCTGATACTCCCGTTAATTGTACACTATAGTTTGCATCGAAGAAACTTGTAGGCAAATATAATGAGGAGAATCCTACAGCTCCAGCTTTCGTTCCCCACTGAATCAATAGCCCATTATTAAATTTCATATAACTTGACGAAGAACCAAAAGATTTGGTTGTTGCGTTCGATAGGTCAGCTAAAGCATACGTAGTCCCAAGAGAACTTTGTAACAAAAGCCCAGTGATTATGACTACTATTTTTCTACTTAAATTATTCATGATCTATTTTAGTGTTCAAATAAATGAATTATTTCCACCGTCCAATCGCAAACCAACTCCACGGTTCTCCTGCAGCTTGACCATGTTGCAAGCTAACTATAGTTAGAGAGGATTTGTTTTTATACCTTATTGTTTTGACAATAGCTACAGAGAGACTAGGAGAATCTGTTGCAGTATTTGTCACAACAGAATAGTTTGTATCAAGAAACGATATAGGAAAGTAAATAGTTTGCCCTCCATTAGCAGCTGATGCGTAACCCCATTGCATTATTAGTCCATCTGGTAATTTATAATATCCGTTCTGACCAAGATTCTTTGTTGTAACATTGGAAAAATCTTTCAACGCCGCATTTGTCCCAAGAGAACTTTGCATAAATATCATAGCCAAAAGCAGTATCAATTTTCTACCTAAACTATCCATAATGAAATGTGTGTTATAATTAATTTACTATTTCCATCGTCCTATTGCTATCCAATTAAAACTTCTAGCAGTATCTCCATTATCTGTTGCCGTAGCATATCTTCTTCTTACCGAAAAATACGACACATATTTAGCATAAGGTGTTGCCGTATATACAGACTGTTCGCCAGATACTGTTTCCATTGTAGTTGCTAGACTATAGTTAGTATCATTGAAAGCAATATTCAGCCAAACAGTCATATTACCAACGGATGAATTTGTACCTTTACCCCATTGAATCAAAAAACCATCTTCAAATTTCTTATATCCGTTTTGTCCTAAATTTACAGAGTTTACTAGGTCGGATTTTGTTCCAAGAGTACTTAGTAGATTTTTTTCGGTTTCGGTCATGAATTTTCTTGACGTACTTTCTTCAATCATTGATGCTGGGTGTGAAGTCGGATGAACATATTTATTTGCATCTTCTGCAACACCGTTTAGCTTACTTCTTTCTGTATCGGTAAAAAAGCGATGAGTAGCATCTTCTGTAATATCCGATGCAGTATGTTTGTGTACAGTAGCCGCATAACTCCCTGCCGGTTGATATACACCAGTGTGGGTATGGTCTCCGGCCGCTTTGCTATTCCAGGTGGCTTTTTCCGTATCGGTTACAAACCGATGAGTGCTATCCTGTGCAACATCTGCTGATACATGGGTATGCGAAGTAGGTGCGTAGCTTCCCGCCGGTTGATATACTCCCGCATGATTATGGTTGCCGGCTGCCTTATTATTCCAGGTCGTTTTCTCGGTGTCTGTAACAAAGCGATGAGTTGAGTCAGGGGTTATATCTGCTGCTCCGTGCGTATGCGAAGAAGCGGCATAACTCCCTGCCGGCTGATATGTACCTGTATGATTGTGATTGGAAGGAGAGGCCCCGACTTCGCTTGCCGTATAGGTCGGCTTGGATGCAGCCTTCGCCCATGCGGGCACATCACTTGCCGGCATCGAAGTAGGAAAATCACTGATTTCAGATTTCTTGTGAGTGTGAGCTTTAGGAGTACGGGCATCACTTAACCGAGCATCACTACCTTCACACACTGTTCCAACAGCACTACCAAAGTTTTTGTTAAAGGCAGTGTTCTTAGTGAATACGGGTTCATAAGTTCCAGTATGGCTATGATTAGAAGGAGATGCCCCAACCTCACTCGCGGTGTAACTTGGTTTATTGGTTGCCTTTGCCCATGCAGGCACATCGCTTGCCGGCATAGAGGTAGGGAAGTCGCTAATATCCGCTTTCTTATGTGTATGCGCCTTTGGTGTACGGGCATCACTCAAACGAGAATCATTGCCCTGGCATACTGTTCCGGCCGCTGTTCCAAAATCCTTATTAAAGGCAGTAAGCTTGGTAATAATCTTCTCGTATCTACTGTCATGGTTATGTGAATCCAAAGCAGCCTTTAACGCCTTTCCCTGTTCGGCAGAAAGAACCTTGCCAGCTCCTCCACTTGTTAGGTTATTGACAATATCGGAAGCATTAAGTTTCTTTCCAAGCTCCGTTGTCATTGTAGCGGCAAAATTGGGGTCGTTGCCAAGCGCATTTGCTAGTTCAATAAGCGTATCCAAGGCATCCGGAGCACCGGCCACCAGTTTGTCAATGGCTGCTTGCACTTTAGCGTCAACACCGGATACTGCATTATTCGCAGCTATCGCAGCGGCGTTCGCATCATCGGTAGCCTTTTTCGCTAAACCCGTTTGTGTGACAGATGCATTCTTGGCTGCATTCGCATCATCGGTAGCCTTCTTTGCAAGGGTTGTTTGAGCTTCCGATGCGGTCTTAGCGGCATTAGCATTGTTCGCCGCAGTAATTGCAGCATCCTTTGCCGCATTGACACTGCCGGCAGCAGCATCGGCAAGAGCAGCTTTCTCACCTGCTAAAGTTGCTTTTTGATTTGCGAGTGTTGCCGCTGCATTCGCATTGTCAGTAGCCGTCTTTACACGTCCAAGTTGTGCGGTTGCATCTTCCGTAGCCTGGTTCATCTCATCTACAATGCCGCTATATTCCGCTTTACGAGCGTCTTCCGCCTTAACACGTTCCACCTCTGCTTTAGCTCGATTCGTTTCATCGACTTTTCGGGCTTCTTCGGTAGATTTGCGAGTTGTCTCATTTTGAACTCTAATTGTTTCGGCAGAGGAACGACCGGTTTCAGCAGTAGCGCGTGCGGTTTCCGCTGTTGCCCGTTTAGTTTCAGCAGATACGCGAGCTTCCTCGGTGGTCTTGCGTGCATTCTCGGCATTAATACGAGTTGTTTCAGATTGACTACGGGTAGATTCAGCAGAGACACGGGTAGTTTCATTATTGCCTCTTATAACTTCATCCGCCTTTCGTTTTCCTTCCGTTGTAACACGCCCTGATTCAGCATCCACACGACCGGTTTCAGCGGTCGCCCGCTTACCCTCTGCTGTGACACGGACCGTTTCAGCGGAAGAACGGCCAGTTTCGGCTGATTTGCGTGCATCTTCATTTCCTTTTCGTATTTGTTCATCGGATACACGTTTTGATTCAGCATCAGTTCGCCCGGTTTCGGCTGTCACCCGTTTACCTTCTGCTGTGACACGTGCGGCTTCTTCCGCCTTACGTGCATCTTCGTTCTGTACTCTTTTCGTTTCAGCAGAGGAACGACCTGATTCAGCGGTAGCACGTGCAGTTTCTGCTGACTTTCTTTTGCCTTCCTCGGACACACGGGAAGTTTCGGCGGACTTGCGTGCAGTTTCAGCGGTCACACGTTCAGCTTCGGCATTACCTCTCGTTGTTTCAGAAGCCTTTCTAGTCTGTTCGTTAGATTCTCGCGTACTTTCAGCAGTCGCCCGCTTGCCCTCTGCTGTGACACGGGCGGTTTCGGCAGAAGATCGTCCGGTTTCGGCTGATTTGCGAGCGGTCTCATTAGTTACGCGGACGGATTCGGCAGCTTCCCGAGCCTGTTCTTCATTGGAACGGCTAGTCTCGGCCGTTTGTCTCGACTGCTCAGAAGCATTACGACGGGATTCGGCAGTTTCACGAATCGATTCATTGCCTTCGACGGTGGCTTCTAACTGACGTATGTCGGTAGTGGCTGTTTTTGCATCGTCCGTAGCTTTGAGCATATTATCTAATGCAGTTTGAATCTTCTCTAGTCCGAACTTCAAACTCGTTTTGACACCGTTTACTATCCGGTAGCCGATGGTAAAGAAGCCCTTCATGTTCTGGGCTTCATCTAATTCTGATATTCTTTTCTTCTTTAATGGCATAGCAAATCAATTTAAGTCTATATAAAATTCTCCGTCCTCTGTTATGATAAACTCGCCCGCTTCGGATGAAAGCAGGAACTCTGTATCTTCAATCCGGAAGCAAGTAAACACGAGCTTCAAAGTAAATTCCCACCAGACACCACCTCTTAACATAAAATTGTTTGTCTGACAATCTTTATAGTAGCAAGGATAACTTTCACTCCATTCATCACAATATAATACTCTCTCTGTATCGGAATATTCATACCCTTCACTGTCAACTTTGGCAGACAATCGAGTTAGATCATACAGAAATGTTTCCCAATTGCGCCAAAATGTTTCAATATCTGGTGCTCTCATCAAGCATTTTAAAGAGACTTCCTTTGTTTGGAACTTAACTATTTCACCATCGTATGTTGCTCCGTCTTGGCGTTTAAAGTTCTGCAAAAGGTTCTTCTTTACCGACGGAGATTTCAGTATTTCAGCATTGCTTCCTTTCAAAACAGCTACACCATATTCCGACAAATCCCGATTATCAATTTCATAACCCTTTGGCATAGGAATGGAATTCGCGGGTTCCTGGTATTCATAATCAGAATTTCGTGGAAAGTCATTAGCTAAGGTTATCTTCACGACTTGAAATCCCGGATATATTGTATAACTGTTCTGTGAGGAAAAGCGTAAACGATAAGTCCTACCAAGAATAGGAAAATAGAATTCATGATAGCCCATATCTGATAAAACATCAATCAGTCCACTAAATCCCAAATCGTCTTTAAAGGCAAAATCAAGACTCAAGTCATAGGTATTTAATGTCAAACTAGAAAGGTCTATTTCAATACCATCTTCTTCCGGCCAATCATTTTTATCATCCGGTTCTTTAGCAGGAGGAAATGCTACAAGATTATTATAGCTTCCTTTTATAATACATATACCGAGAGTGGTATATGTATTCTCTCCATCTATAAAGCAAATTCCTTTCATCTTGCTAGCTTTATTCCTTTATCATTTATTTTTTCAATACCTGTTTTCACCGACTTCATATCTTTCTCTATACCTTCTAATCTAGCTGTATTAGTATCAATATTCGAAAGATGTCCAACAATGGTATTCATATTATCCTTGATAATTTTCACGTTTTCATTTATGGATGTAGATATGGTTTTAATATCTCCAATACCAGAAGTGATACCTTGGAAAATGAGAGTATGAGACTGCAACTCCGTTTTTATGTCTGCTATCAAAACATTAGCCATTGTGAATCTACCATTCAATTCATCTGCAGAATCTTGTGACATGGAAGCAAACCCTTTTTTTGATGCTTCGCGTTCCGAATCCTCATCAGTAGTCCACCCATACATCTCTGCCATGGCATCACGCTTTGCTTTCATCTCATCGGAAATCTTCTGTCCTTCCTCTTTCAGATCGTTATATTCATCTTCGGTTACCCCATCGTCCATGGCATTGTTAAGTTTTTCTCTCCAAGCCATTAAACGGTCCATGAATTCATCTTTCAACATGGAGTTTAGAATAGCATTTCGCATATAATCCTCGAAGTTGTCGGCAAAGTCTGCCGATTCGGCATCCATATCAGAAATTAAGTCTTGAAAGTCTGAACGAAGAGAATCGTAATCAATAAGAGTTGTATCAGCTATTTGTTGTTCCAACACCTCTGCAACCTTTCCTACCCCATTGGCAACCTGATCCGCATATTTCTGCGTATCCGAATCAAGTTGTGACCAGAAGATGCCAGCATCCGATTGCAACTTTAAAAGTTGTTCATCAGTCAAATCAAACAGACCGGTCATGCGACCGCCCATTTTATTTTTAAATTCATTTACCGACATGCCTAATGCTTTTGCAGCCTGCTTCCATCCTTCACCGGACATATCATCTACTTCACTGTAACCTTTTGAATGAGATTTCCCAGATGCACCGGAGTTCAAATACTGTTTGCCTAGTACTTTAGCATTCTCACTTTGCAATTTTATGTTAGCGATAGCCGCTTCATATACAGCATTTGCCGTGTCTCCCGTAAGAGTTTCCGCTAGCTCCAGTTGCTTCTCAATAACTCTGTCAAGGATATTGATATAGGATTCATACGCTTCTTTCGCTTTCTCGTATTTCTCGGTCGTATCGTCCTTACCGAACATATCGAAGATTTTCATGGCTATCTGAACGGCTGCACCAATGATAGCTAGAATAACAGATGCCTTTTCAACTGTACTAATAGCGTTAGCAGAAGTATCGGCAGCAGCTTCAACCCCTGCCATTGCAGTCATTGTAAATGAGCCAATACTGCCAATAAGGGAAATGATCTCACCAGCCGGACCGCCGATAGATTTACCCAGTTCATCAATTGTATCCGCTAACTCCGAAATCTGTGCTCTGACTTCTTTTTCTGACTTCTTTACCTGATTGTCCTTTTTTACAACCTTATCTTTTGCTGCATTATACTTTTCGGTTTTCTTCTTTACTAGATCAAGTGCCTGCGCTTCGGACAAATAAGCTTTTGTAGATTCAATCTTACCGGTTGCAGGATTATACTTGGATGAAGAAATCCCATTTTCAATCTTAGAACCACCTTTGACTGCTTCGGCCTTTGCCTTGGCATTTTCTAACTCAATCTGTGCATTAGCCAGTTCTTCCTCCGCTTCTGCTAGTTCCTTCTTCTTATCAGATAATGACTGAAACGGATTACGGGAATCCAATTCGTCCATGATGGATTGAATTGTACTCGTATATTCGCGAAGTTGATCGGGAGACAAAACCTGCGCTGCCGTACTTTTCGCATTTTCAAATTGGGTAAGAAGCGAATTCAATGTTTCAGTAGACGTTTCCTTTAAATTTTCAAAGGCACGTATATAGTCCGGAGATTTTTTCAACTGTTCATAGTCAAACCCCATTAGGGATTCACCTTTCATTTTGGTAGCCTGTGCTATTGAACGGTCTGTCTGCTGAACTTTCTCTGTATTACCTTCCTTTTGAAACTTCTCCCTTTGAACGCGAAGAGCTTCAATATCATCATTGAACTTCTTCTCAATGGCAAACCTTTCATCTGTATAACTTTGGTACTGTTCCAAAAGAGACTTAGACAAAGCCGCTTCGGCCTTTTCCTTTGTCTCAGCGGCAACCTTATCGTATTCATTTAGCGTATCCTGTTTCTTCTGTGAAAGGTCCTCTTTTGTTTTTGTTTTGGGAACGAAAACAAGGCCTTCCTCTTTATACTTCGGATGTTCTTTCTCCCACTCTTTACGCTCCGTTTCTTGTTGGTCTTTGATATATTGATTAGTACGACGGGCATTATCCGCTTTAGCCTTTCGGAAGTTAAGTTCAATTTGCTCCTGTTCTTTTTTGAAACCTTCGTCTTTGGTATCAAGTTTAGCCTGTGCGAGTTCAAGTTCAGCCTGTATGGCTTTATCTACATCTTGTTGATTCTGCTCTTCAATCAAACGCTGACGTTCGGCCTGTTCCACTTTAAGTTTATTCTCTTCTTCCTTCTTCTTTTTCTTGGACCCTAGTGTTTGCTTATCGTCTCCTGTTAATGTTGCCAAGGCGGATTCAGCTTCTTTCAACTCTTTAGCTTTATCTTCAATAGTTGATTTTATAGTTTTCCCTACATCAGCTTTCCCCTTACCATTCCGTAAATCTTCAATTTCCTGTTTAAGGTCCTCCACTTTCTTCGTTGCTTCACTAATCTCTTTCGTGACATTTGGCTCTTTGATCTCATCTTTGGGATTCTTTTGCGCTTCTTTCAACAAACGAATATTATTCAGTATCTCTCCTTCCCCCATAAGATTACTGACAGAACCATCATGTCTGATAGCAACTTGCTTCTTTCCTGATTTGTTGAAACGTTCAAGAGCAGCCTCATACATAGCTATATCTTTTGCAATCTGTTTGGCTGTCAGATTGATATATTCATTAGTATCATAGCCTAATTTTTCATGAATATCTTTATAAGTATTCTCAAGCAGTTTGTTATTCGCAATCATGCGATCAATATAAACCTGAACATCGTTTCCTATTCTTGTTTCATCTGTTGATACACCTGGAACAATATTAGTCTTAGTTGTATATTTTCTCGTAAGAGTATCCACTGTTTTTTGAGTTTCAGAAGATAACCCTCCACCAGACTTCAAATCATTCTTTATCATCTGCATAATTGCAGAGATTTCCCTTTCAGAACCTTTCTTGTCCCTGAAACTATCCGAATCTCGAATAGCTTTTTCTAAATCTCCAGTAAGTTCACCCTGCTTATCCGCCCAATCTTTTTGAGCTGTAGAATGAGAATCCGCAATAGCTCTATCAAGTGCCGCCTGTTTAGCGGCCGCACTAACAGCCCCGTATGCTCTCGCAACATCATCCAAAGCGGTTTTCTCATCACCTAAACCTTTCAAATACTCACCATATTTGTCCATAATGGCTTTCTTTGCATCATCGTAATCCTCTGTACCTTCCTTAGCCTTATCTAGCTTTCCGAACAACCGATCTATTTCTGCCTGTTCAGCATTCGTTTCTGAATTGAATTCCTGTATACGCTTATTCAATTTCACCTGTGCCTTCTCTGCATCCGTCTGATAAGTAATAAGTTTATAGATTCCATAAGATAACCCAACTATAGCAGCCGCAGCCAATACATAAGGATTTGTAAGCATTGACAAACCTAACGCTTTTGATGCCGCAGCTAATCTCGTCTTAGCAACAGTCAAAAAGTTTGTTGATCTCGTATTTACATTCTGCGACACTGTATTAAGTTGGGTAGCCGCAGTTTCTGCCACTTTGCTCGCAGTAGAAGAGTTCGTGTAGGCTGTTGTTGTATTTGTTCTAGCTGCTTCAAGTTGTTTGGCCGCAGAATATTTATTGCTCTCTGCTATTGCAAGTTTTGTCTCCGCTATCTCTATACTTCTGGCGTTACCAGTTTTTAATGCAGCATTATATTTCATGTTAGCTGCCGCTACCTCTAATTCAGCAGCTTCAAAATTAGCAGCCGCAAGACTTGCAGTATTAACAGCCTCTTCGTATTGTGCCTTAGCTTGCAATGCCTTTAAACGCAAAGATTCTACATTTGCAGTAGCTTCCACACGCATAGATGCAATTAATTCCGCTTTTGCCTGCGTTAATCTTCCACTTGCTACAGCCTGTTCCAGATCAGCATTAGCAGACTTTTCTTTGGCAGGAATTAATTTCGAAAGTTCTGTAATCTCGGCAGTATATTTTATATCAGTTACCGTACTCTGAACAGATGCAACTGCGATAATAGCAGCTTTCTGAACTCCATACATAGCTATGAGAGCAGCGAGAGCAGTGCCGACTTCCTGGTAGTGTTCGATCAGATAAGCTGTACCATCAAGAGCTGTATTAATAACCCCATCACTTGCCTGTCCTATCTCATTGAACATCATATCAAGATTATCGCCAATGTTAGAAATCTTACCGGATACGGATTTAGACTGTTCTTGCATGAGATTGAAGAACATTCCTCCCTTATTGGTAAGGTTATCAACGACCTGTTCCAACTTGTCGAAACCAATTTTACCCTCTGCAGCCAAATCCTTAATTTCATCCTTATTCACTCCCATAACTTTTGCAAGTTCAGAGAAAATAGGTACACCACGCCCGGCAAACTGATTCAAGTCCTGCGTCATAAGTTTGCCTTGTGTCATACTTGTACCATAAAGATAAACCAGATCACCAATAGGCTGGCTCAATCCGGCTGCAATGTTACCCAAGCGGGTAAGTTTATTAATTACATCTTCGGAAGCAGTTCCGTAAGCTACAAGTTGAGTTGCACTTTGGGAAACACCTTTAAGGTCAAAGGGAGTAGTAGCAGCAAAGTTAACAAGTTCACTCATCAACTTTTGAGCTTTCTCCCCAGACTGGAGCATTGATGTAAACTTGATTTCAAGCTGTTGGAAAGTACCATAAACCGAAACCATTTCAGACGCTAGACGCTTCGCCATGTCGATAGACAAAAAAGCCATACCGGCAGCCTTCATCTGCGAGAAAGACCTAGCAACAGACTGGCTAGCTTTATCTGTATGGTCTTGCATCATATCAATATTCTGAACGTATTTCTGAACGTTTCTCTGCATTTCAGAAATATCCAGAGTAGCCTTAATACCTATTGTTCCCTGTGTCTCCATCTTTACATGAATTGAGCAAAATATTCGTTAGCATGAAGTTCCTTTGCCTTTTCTTCTTCTCCTTCTTCCTTCGGCTTAGTACCAGGAATAGCCGCATTGAGTAACATGATATTGGAATATGACCTCTCGCTGACAACCTCCTCATAACTCATACGGTAGTATTTCATCACTCCGCTAATTGTTGACCAAGGGCTGTCGCTTCTGGTGTATTCGTCGGTTTCGTTGTCTCGTTTAGACCTTTTAGGAAAATGATAGTGCTTAAAAAAAAAGTGGCATCCATAGTCTGTGCCATATAGTCCTGCAACTTCTTATATTTGCGGACCGTTAATCTTTTCTTGATAAATCCACCAAACAGTTTTCTTTTCCAGACGCTACGGAAGATCGTCATTACTGCAATATCAGACATCCTATCCGCTTCCTCATAATAGACAAGAGTGGCCGACACGCTTGTCCGACCGTTTAGCTTCGCCTGGTCTACTTCCTTCATATCCTTCGAAATAGAACCAATATCGAACAACTGCGTAAACGTCAATGGCCTAACCATGAAAGGAATCATACCAAACCAAAGAAAAATGGGGCGCTCTGCAATAGTGTCGGCCACCTGCTTTTGTACATTGTCTTTTTCCATCTTTACCTCAAATTAAAAAGTCCCGGCCCGTAATGACCGGGACACCTGAAACAACCTTTTTGATGATGCACAATGCTCGTTATCCCTACTCACATTTCAACAATCATCTTTTCACCCAAAAACTATGTAGCGGAAGCCGGATTCGAACCGGCGACACTTAGGCAGTAACCCGCAACCTAATGTTCTACCACTGAACTATTCCGCTTCCCTTATCATCCTTCCGGAACAGTGTAAATCTTGTTACGTGCCCCACATACTTCCTCACCAGTCTTATTGAGATTAGCAAGTTTCTTGAATTCAAGATTGAAGTTAGGGAAACCAGATTTACCGATGTTTCCTGTTTTGGTGACTTTTACTTTCATACGGGCCCATTGGAAGATACGAGACGGGAAATCTTGGAAAGCTTTCGTTTTTAACTCCACGCCTTGATTAGTGAGAGTGAACCCAGGAGTTTCTTCATTCCATTCTCCGTTCTTCGTATATCCCATAAGATATTTGTAGGCTTCCTCGCCCATGTCGTAAGTTTGTACTGTAAAGCCCTCACTACCGGCATCAGACGGAAGAGAAGCATAGAGAGTGTCCATATCTTCGACCTCAATATCCGTATCTCCCGGCGCCTGATCGTTGAAAGACATTGAATCCTTCACAATAGCTTTAACAAGGAATTTGGCAGCTACCTTTTCAAAGTCTGGAAAGGTTCCGGCTGTTTCTCCGGATTCGAGAGCCGGAGATAGTTTTAGGTATTCAATACCATATACCGCAGTTTTTGACATAACTAATTTATTTAATTGTAATACGATACTTTGATTTTATAATTCTGATAACTCGTTCCGTCCTCATCCGGAAAGAACGAATCATCATAGAGAGAGAATTCAGCCCCCAAACGGACAGTGAAAATATTCCCTTCCGCATCTTCGGCTTCTTTGAACAGTGGTAAAACAAGTGCTGAAATATGGTCTATCCTTCCGCTATCCGGTTCGCCTGTATCTGCATCCTTCACATGAATGTTGATATTAGCATAGCCATACTGCAGACCGCTTTCTTGGGGAAATGAAAGATGATTGACTACAATGTATTCAGAACCAGAGAAATTAGTCTCTCTCCTGTTTTTGAAAATCCGCACGCCAACATTTCCGGCTGCGAGTATTTTACAAATTTCAGTTATAGCGTGTTGTCCTGTCATTGATTAAATCCCGCTTTAGAAAGAATCCTCCTAATCTTAGTTTGCACTTCCCGTTTCAGATACTTTTCAGTAGATGATAGTACATCATATCCCCGGTTCTCTACAGGTCTGGCATAATTCATACCTGCTACAATTATCAAATCAAAACCAGAATCACCAATCATCTCCTGAATCTTATAGTCAGCAAGAAAAGCCTTTTTGTCCGTTATCCCTGCACTCTTTTTAAAGCCGTATTCTATGATTTCACCATCGTAAGCAATTACATAACCTATCGAGTTCCGTAAATTGCTTGTACGGTCTTTATACGTGCCATGTTCGCGAGCATGATTTACCGAACCTTCACCGATTACATATAAATTGAAAAGTACCGCTTGCTCAACACGTTTAACAGCCTGATCAAGTATTGATGGGACTCTGTTCCAATCTCCTGTTCGTTTCAAACTCATAAAAATATGCTCAACTTTCTTTTCGTAGTGCCACAGCCGACAACTGTCATTACCTTTTGGGAAATAGAACCGTCAGCTTTAGTTATGCGCACTTTGTCATTCAGCACCGGGATAATCGCAGGAACATACATTGTAATCTGATAACTATAGACGAAGTCTTTTCCATCGGCAGCCGGAACAGTCTTTGCGGACGAATTCCCGTGAATTTTACAGTCTCCAAGGGGAAACCATGATTTCGGAATCCGCACCGGATTAAAGTTCTCATCATGGGAGCCTTCACCTGGAACATACAACTCTATTTTATCTTCATACCACATATCACCACATACAAGAACCGTCCTCAATCTCCGTCACATCACCAGAAAGAAACTCGGAGGAATCGAAACTAAACTGTTTGCAAAGCATCGATATGTGCTTTGTCAATCCGACAATATCATACGAGTTGGAACAATCAGCCTCACTTTCAGAAGACAAGGTACGCATTCCTGATAAGTAGGAAAGTACGGCAGACACAACTTTCCTCTTATCTGTGCAATCGTCCTCCGGATTCAACCCCACATCATCCAACAAGTCTTTCACCGTTAACGGAGAAGGATTGTAGTGCAAACACTTAGCTATGAATACCTCCGAATTTGTCATTTCTTCAATTCTTCCAGTCTTGCTTGAATAGCATTCACGACAGTTACACGAGGCTTCTCTAACGCACTTTCAGCATTCAGACAGCCGTTCAATTTCTCTACATCGGCAAAATCAGCAATCTGTGAGATAACTTCTTTTGCCCCCTTAGACATATCAATGTCTGTAAGAACCGGTTTAACCTCAACTACAAGTTTTCGCCTGATTACGTCCTTTGCACGTTCATCACTAAAATGGGTAATTTCTGTGCCAGGTTGATAAAGTTGCTTTGTCTCCTTATCTTGGAACTTTTTAATTGCTACGAGTTTCATATAAAGAATTTTAGCCTACGGGAACTTCTTCACCGTCGGGATATTCGACATTCGTATTTCTAACCTTTAGATTAACGATAGCGTTAATACATGAGATGATAGGAACTGCACGCCAAGAGCCTTGTGTATACTCTGCGGCCTGTTGTCCTGTAGATTCGCCCGTAGTCCATTTTGCAATACGAATGCCATCTCCTGCATCTGTGTATTGAACAGATGGGTCTGGCATAATAGCATTGTCCTCGAAAGCAGGTTGCACTTCACCAAGCTTACCATCATCCGTTTTAGGAATAAATACAATTACATTATCATCCCACGGATTGATATTTGTAGAAATGCCGTCTTTCTGGTAAGCAGTCCGTTTATTGATTTCGATGATATTAGGAATCTTCATGGATTTCAGATAAGCCGAGAATTCATCCTCTGTCAGAGAACGGGTATTCTTATCTTTACCAAGATAGCCAGTACGTAAACCGATGCTACGCATCATCCAATACTTGATAACAGGAGCCATCAACAACACATCGAAAGTAACGCCTTTATTGGCATACTCATAGACAATCTTCTGCAGAATACGTACTGCATCAATAGCTGCATTATCAATGTTTTCTTCGGTCCATTCCTTATCAGAATCAACCATCTGTTTGTTTTCTTCCGGCATACCATAATCAACCAGGTACTTACGTCCTTCCGGATTATCGATAGCCGGGTCGAAAATAGCCATACCACCACCAGAGAGTGCTTTCAGAATAATTTCATCCGCCACATCCTTGCAACCGAGATAAGCATCTTTGTAATCACCGAACAAACATTTCTGAATTTCCTTCAACTTCTGAACGGGATTAATACGATTATTTTCGTAAACCATCAGCATGGTACGCAATGTCTTCGCATCCGTTTTGAACTTGTGTCCTACACGGGGAATCTCACCGTTCCACAGTTCAAACCCTCTACCGGCACGTAATGGAGTATCAGCATCATTTCCGATGATAGAAGCACGGATACGAACACTATATTTCCCCATGATACCTTCGGCAGTCAAACCCAGTTGAGGAGGACGGAAATCGAACCAACGATCAACGTAGGTCTGTTCCCAAAGCGTTTTATTTTCCAGAGTTGCCTTATCAAACATGATCTGCATCGTGCCGATCAAGTCAATAGGCTTCCCTGTTTTTACATCATTGATTTTAAAAGTCGAAAAAATAGATTTCATTTATAGCCTCCTTTCTTAGTAAGAATCAGTGAATTGAATGTTTGGGTTATCTTTCAAACACATTCCTTGAATGAACTTCTCCGGAATAGGGGGAATACGTCTTTTGTAGTACATTTCTCCCTTTGAGTTGATGGCGACATCTACGGAAACCTCATCGAGACCGATATAAGTTCCCATCGGTTCAGCGCCTACCGTTATACCCTGCGGATGTTCGATAGGAAATGCGGCCGGAGCCTTACCTTCACCAACGACTGTGCCTTCAATCACTTCAAACAAAGCATCACCAACCTTCAAGCCAGCAATAGCTTTATCAAGCACGACGACAAAGCCGTTACGATCATTAATAATCTTCGTGATACTTACAGTATCCTCAAAGTTTCCGGAATCGTTCATTGCAACATGATCCCCTACCATGAAGATGGGAGCAAGGAATTCATCATTTTGCAAAGAGACTTTCTTCGCATCGGTTGCATCGATAGCTACAACACGGGATGCTTTCAACACGACAACTTGCCGGGACGATGTTTCATCATACTCGGCAAGAGAAGCAGAAGGAATAATAACGCCAACCGGATAGTTGACCTTCTCCTTGTTCAGATTAAATCCACCTACTACTCCGATAGCCGGAGAACCAGTGCAGATAGGACGAAATCCACCAACTTGCTTTTTTCTAAATTTCATGTCATTTGTAAATTAAACATTAAACGTTCTATTCTGGAACACCTAAAGATTTCAACCAGTCAGCAGCCACAGCATCCTGTACCTGTGAATCAGACGCTTGCGACCCATTGCCTTCTGCAGGTTTCAAGCCTTTTGTGATAAGATGTTGCTTGTAACCAGTCAGATATTCTTCTGGCTCCTTATCATCCGGTACTGTAACGAACTGCATTTCATCCTCTGTCAATCCCAGTTTCTTCATCGCATTAGATATGGTAGTTTGTCGATCAGTCTGGCTCTTATCTTTTTTAAGAGTTTCAATCTCATCCTTGTAAGGCTTAATTGCAGCTTCCAACTTTGAAGTAAAATAGCTATCCAACTCTTCCGTTGTATAACTCGCCTTACCACCCTTGTTACCATCTGCACCTTCACCACCTGCCGCTACTGGTTTCCCGTCCTTTAAACCGTGTTTTTCCTCATAATTTTTAATAGAGGAAACATTTGCTTCATTAGCCCGGTAGTCCCCGTAAGATTTAACTACGTCTTGAAAGTTAATGCCGTCTACAATTCCCGTAATCTGACTTTCATCCGTCACACCTTCCGCCTTTTTAGTTGCCATTCTTTCCAGAATGGCTTCGTCAACACCCACAAATTTGGTTTTCAACGCTTCTAAAAGTTTCTTTTTCATATCTAAATTGATTAATTTGCGGTAAAGATATAAATTATTTCAAAAGTGCGTTTATTAAACTCGTTTATTTTTTCACAACCATAACTTGCAATATTTTAGATAATTACATATCAAACAATGAAATAATTCAAAAAAAACGAATACAATCCTTTCATATATTAAATATATGATATACATTTGCAACCAATAAAAGAGTTTATTAAACGCATATATTTATAATTTATACAGAAAAGTATTATTAACCATTTAACGCAACTAATTATGACACAGAAAGAAAGAATAGAAAAAGTTCGTGAAGCCCTTAACAATGGCAAATGTTTAAGTGTAGAGTTTTACAAAGATGGTTCCGGTGCGTGCTTTCACTTTATAGACCCTCACGGGGACCACGGATTACCATGCGATTGGTCGATGTCTTTTTCAATTGAGGAAGCAATACAAATCATTAGTGGATTTCGATTTAAGCAACACGAATTAAACAAATGTTATTAATCAGCAGTACTAAAGTCCTGCAAATACACAATATAATGAAAGCAACTTGTACATTAATAAAAAAGACAGACTTAGAAATCTTGATTGAAAGTGGTGATAAAGCAGCTATCAATAAAATGATTGAGCAAAAAGAGAGAGCATTAGAAGAGGCTATCAACAATGCAGAATGGTATGCAAGTATAGGTCTTGACGAAATGGCAGATAATGAAGTAGCAAGGCAAGATAAACTAATAAGAGATATAAAAAAATTGAAAGTAGCAATATCAGTTTAAACAGCAGGGTGAAAGCCTTGCACAACATACTTAATTATGAATACATATAGTAAATTTGTGCCAAATGTGTTTTTGGCAAAGTGCAGTGAACAACACGAAAAAGGAGAAACTATTTTGGTATCGACCAAATATGGTAAAGAGAATGAGAGCATAGTGTTTAACTTAATGTTTGAGAAAGATGGTTTTTACTATTACTCCATTGTTAGAGCGGACGGATTCAATGTACAAGAATGGGCAAAGCAAAGAGCAGAACGTCGTCATGAATGGGCTGCATCAGCAGCGCAAAAGAGTAATGAGTATTTTCAGAGATCAAACAAACATCGGGATTTCCTTTCTTTAGGCGAGCCTATCAAAGTAGGACACCATAGCGAACGAGGACATCGTAAAATGATAGATGATGCCTGGAACAATATGGGTAAATGTGCAGAGTTCAGCGATAAGGCTTACGAACATGAAAACAAAGCAAAGTATTGGGAGAAAAGAGCCAACACCATTAATCTGTCTATGCCGGAAAGCATCGACCTATACGAGCATAAACTTGAAGAAGCAAAAGAATACCACGCAGGATTGAAATCCGGCAAGTACCCACGTGAGCACTCTTTCTCTTTGCCATACGCAAAAAAAGCAGTAAACGAGGCTAAAAAGAATTATGATCTTGCAGTTAAATTGTGGGGGGATGTTTAATCGGTAGCCTTCGGGCTACCTTTAATAATATTTGGAAAATTTCTATCAGATACTTTATATTTGAACTAAATTTGCAAAAATGAAAAACATTGTAACATGAAGAAACTTGCAAGCATATTAAAAAATCAAACAATTCGAGTTGATAATCACGATAGTGGCAGTGGTAGAGCATTTGAATGGGGTACAGGTGTACACATTCATAAAATTCTAAATGAAAAGAAATACAAAGGTGCAGAGTTTACTCTTCCACTTGACAGACCCGGAGAAATAAACTATATAAGAGGAAACGATAAATCCGGAGCTATAGAAAGGGAAATAAGAAAAGCCTTCAACGATGAAGCAACTCGGACTAAATTCATTTCTGATTTAGGAGAAGCTCTTAAAACGATTGCAGAGAGCAGTCATTTAAATGCGAAAGCGCGCGAAAAGATGCTCATCCAAAGTAGTAAACAATTAATAGCATTATTCGGCGTGAATCATATATCGAGTTTGAGCTGGTTCAGTAGTGGAAATAACTTCATATCAAAGTTCATCTATCCATCAGAATCAAGTTCTTATGTTGCACAGAATACAGAAGAGAATTATATTACATTTTCCAATAACATAAATTACATAGAATCATTTAACGAAATCTTTGAAGAATACAGGAAACAAAATGAAGCAGACAAGTAAAGTATATCACGTAGAACTCTCTGAACCGATAGAAGTAGATGGAAAATCGGAGAAGCATTTCTATTTTGGCTCACAAGCTGCCATCTACGACACTTTCTCCGCTGAACAGCTAGGAATAAGCTACGGCTATCTAAAGTCTAAATTTCACCTAGAGGAAAAGCCGTACAGCAACGACAAATGTACCATCCGGCTAGGAACACTAATAAGAAAGGAAAAGTCTGAATAACCTTTTGTTTTTCAGAGATATTTCATACATTTGCATTGTGGAAAGAGTGAGGGAAGTTATGTTCCCGCTTTCTGCACCAGCCCGGGCGGAGCAATAATCCGCCCATTTTTAATCAAAAATCTAAATATGAAAAAACTATATATAATTTTAGGCATACTAAATATCATTTCGATAATCCTATTGATCCAAATCATCTTTGGTTGGATTCCATCTTTTGAGTGCAACTATTCTACTGACAAAATAGATAAAATAAACAGCTTAGTCGTAGACCTAAGTATTGGAGTTATTACAAGTACTTTCTTCTACTATATCCTAGTGTACAAACCAGAGAAAAGAAAGGAAAAAGTCATTAGAAATATTATATCAAGTGATTTGCTTTCTATAGCTAATAATATGCAGATGGCATTAGCATATGTCACTAAAACCTACTCACTAGAAGTTAAGGACAAGTATTACAAAAAAATACCCCAAAAAGAACTTTTAAAGATAAAAAATGAAAATCATACAGAATTTGAACAAATCTGCTTTTTCAACATTGAAATATGTCCAGATGCGTTAGGTGAAAATACTCATAGTCTAAGTACTGACGCTAAAAGCTTGAATTATACAGCAGAAAGTATATTTGAGAAAATCAATAAAATAAATAATATTCCCAATATTATATTTGAAGACGAAGTGTTAATTTCAACCTTAGACAGTATCTCTAGATGTGTCTTTTATAATAATATTCACTTCATGAATGGAATATCAAAAGACTTCTTTAAAAACGACTATGAACGTTTATCTTTAATATTCAATTTTCGTTCTATCAGAGAATTACATAGCCTTTATGTTACTCTTACTAAATATATCACTCCGTATGTCTTTCGTATAAGCAATAATTAATAATATTACTACAAAAAGTAAAATTGCATTTTCAATGTTCTTTTTTCCTAGAGATATAACTATATAGTCTCATTAATTGATGTTTTATCTTTTGCCACCAGCTTATTTTATCCCCTCCGAGGAGTTGTCTAAATTCGACTTCCAAATCATTCAATAATCCCTGCATTTCTACTTCTACTTTATCTCTTATACTACGGCATCGTTCGTATTTCTCTCTTATTAATTGATTATCCCTCATCGCTATATCCTCTCTAATATCCTTATTAAGAAAATTATAGTCAATTGCAGAATGTCTGAGTTTAGATATTAAATTATCAATCTTAGCACACAACTCATTCGACAAATAAATCTTATTTAAAGTAGTATAATTTCGCGCTTCTACATATGATTCTTCGAATAATTGAAATAACTTTTTCTGATGTTCCTCATAGGTTTCATTTCCATACATAATTTGTATAGCTCGCGTAAAATCAATTAAAGTTTGTTGCAAGATTGTCAATTTCTGAAATATCTGTTTAACAACCTCTGCACGTTCTTGGTGCAAATTACTAAAAATAATCTCAGAGCGACTTTTTCTAATATCCAAATAAGTTTTAACCACTTGTTGAATAGTAAATGTTATAAGTGCAACAATAGCACTCCACGACAATACTCCATCCATACTTTTTTCTTTTTTACAAATATAGGTATAAAACTAATCAATTTCAAAAATAATAATTACTTCTTCCACAATAGCTTTAGCAGACCCTCATTATCCATGTAATAGATATCTGGAAGCTCCCCTACTCTATTCATACCTTTAAAGCGTCCGACCTCTCGGTTGATAGCAGAACGAAGCTCCTGGTATTTGTCATTCGTGAAATAGAATATTGCCCGATCCGCTTTCCGGGCATCCTTCATATATTTACGAATAGTATTCTCATTGGCATTATCAATGTATTTCACATCCCATGTATGATCGTCGAACATTAAATCAGGTACACCTTTGCCTTTACCATTCTCTGGCAGGAATTCTACCTGTTTTCCATTATTCTTTGCCAATAGCTTACCAACCATTTTTTCAGCATCACCACCGCCTTCTGTATTGGTGAACTGGTGTTCCTGATGATAGACAGTAAAACCACCACTATACTCATCAAAATAGGTTTTCTTCCATTCTTCCCCGTAAGATTGATATTTCTCCTTTGACTTCTTACGAATCTCCATCCGTTCGCCGGTGTTCATCGCTTTAGCTTTCACGTCTGTATATTGCGGATTATCCTTTATCCAATATGGAAGAGTGCCACGGTTATTTGCCTTTTCAATTCGTCCTTCATTTTCCTGTATCCATGAATAAAACTCACTTGGCGGTTCAGTAACTTCGTGTTTCGATTTGAATCCTGCCGTATCCTCTCCGGCAAGAATCTTATCAGTGAGCATATCTACTTCATCATCCGAAGCAAGTACACTAATCGCATGACACATACAGTTAGAATGCCATCCTGTAAACTTGAAGTCTTTTGGATATACTCCCGCAAGTTTATCGCAAATATCCTTTTCCGGATGATTCTTTGAGAGTTTTATTTCAATCCCCACAACAAAATCAAGCTGAGTCCACCTTTCATTATCGGCCGTCCGATATGCAATATTAGATTCTGTCCGTGCCAAACGTTGAGCGTTCCGGTAGCTGCTTCTATATTGCCCCCTGCCCGGATGATAAGCCCTTGCATTTCTTGAAAGAACAAGTTCTCCACGCTTATCCCGTACCCGGCGAAATAGCTTATCCGGCTCATTCAGGTATTTTTTCACCTTTGCCGCCATCGTATTTGCCGACATTCCTTGCCCGATACAACAATCAATAGACATTTCCATTTCTTGCCTGAACTGCCCTTCATATTTCCAAATACGTTGAGACAGGTTCAATCCACCATCCTCGGACTTACGGGAAAAGAAAGCATCCATAGCTTTCTTATTGCGTTCAAAGAATCGGGCGAAATGTTTGTTATCAACAGCCTTTTTTCCAAATACCGACCGGACGAGTTCGTCCGATTTCAAATTTGCCTGTTCCCATTCATTATTGACTCCTGATCGTATTTGTTGATATACACGGGTATATAGTTCCCGTAGCAGAACGTTTGCCTTATCTGAAATAGTAGGATAGTCTGTGAAGGAAAAAGGCTTCTTAGGGTCATGGATTGGCTCTACCTCCAACGCTAAAGAGACAAGCCGTTCCATCACATCCTGGTAGATTACCCGGACGCTTGCAGCATATCCTTCGGTACGTTGGAGTAATGCCCGTTTAAATTTATCTTCATCAATCTTTGCCATGTTCCTTATTCCGCACTACCGAAAATATCTTGTTTATATCGGTCCTTCTCTTCCTGCAACTCTTGCTCATGTTGCGCTCTCAAACGCTCTTTTTCCAGATTAGCATCCTTGATGATCGGATTCATTTCGATAAATGTTTCATCAGACATACCTCCGGCATTCTTCGTCTTAATCAGATTATTAAGAACAGCCTCTATATCTTCACCAAAGGGCTCTTGGAATTCATGTTCTACAACTAGGTTATCACACTCACCTCGAAGAGAAATATCCAGAACGTTGCCAATTATAGCAATAAGGACACTAGATATACGGTCTGCATAATCATCATGTCTTTCTTTATGTTTGTCTGCCTTGATTACCGCCAGAAGCATAAGCTGTTTCAATGCTTTAGCCGAAATCTGGGAAAGGCTCTTCATCGTATCAAAGTCTATTTTAGGGGTGAAAGTGAAACGATGAATCTTATCGTCCAGTTCCTCTGCTTCCTGCTTCTGGTTTTCCGGTGCATTATCCCATGTCAGATATTTCATATCCGGTTTTTTGGAGCCGTCCAACGAAGGTTTTAAAGCAAAAAATTTGCTATCCTCACCTTTTTCTGGAAGAGAATTAACAATATCCGCATCAGCAACTAAAGCAGGATCAGAAAAACGATCATTAACATCGGCTCTACGGCTTACCATCATTTCTTTACGGTGCATCATAGGTTCAACACCGGCACACTCCGGTTCCTGCTCAAAAAGAACCACACATATCTTCTTTGCAAGATTCATTTCTTCCTCAATGTCCCAACCCATAGGAGCACGTTTGCAGTGATATATCGTATTCTTTGTGTGTATATCAACATGGTATTTGATTTCACCGCCTACTTCCTGTAAGTTATACCCACGTGCAAAGCACATCATTCGTCCGAATTGGTCTTTACGGAAATATATATCATCACCCAGACTTCTGGCTACGACTTTGATAAGGCAATCCGGTTTGCCTTCATCGTTCCGATAAGTATGAAAGAGCAACGCACTTTGCCCTTCCGCACCTGCCAAACGTTTTGCTTCACGAACCTTCGCATTGAATCGGGTACTTTTAATCAAATCTATGTACCTGGAAAAAGCCCGGTCTGTCCCCTTAGATGATTGCGTCCATTTCAAAGGACGACCATACAAGAATACGAGAGCTATCTCATTGATAAAAACCGGATAGGGAATAGGTATCTTCCATTTTTCTTCCCACCGTAGAAACTTACGTTTACCCGATGCAGGGTCTTTCTTACCAAACACCGCTTTATTCGGCCTACTCATCACTTCGTGCTGCTGTGTATCGTAAACTTTCAGAGCAGCTTCAACCTTTGCAGAGTTATCCGTCATTTGTGAAAGCGCACGGTTCACATCCTTAGCTTTCAATAACTGTTCAAACTCCTGATTGCGACCAACAGCCGCATTCACACCATTAACAATCCAATTAAACAATCCCATAATTACAACATTAAAAATTAACCACCTAAAGCACTTAAAATATATTCTTCATCTTCATCTGATAATTCCGCATAATCATCATCCAGAAGATAATTGATTGCATAAACCAGAATATCTACATACTCATCATGCGTCTTTGCCGGGAACTGGCTCACCTCATCTGTAAACTCTTCGTTCCAATCACCTTCCACCAATATCACCCGGCCGCATTCTATTTTAGGCGAGACACCGTGTAGTCGCACTTCCTTGCTGTCAGTCGGTGCAGGTGTTCTAGTAACATTCAACTTCGTGTACTTCTTTACTGCCTGAATGACAGTTATACCATTTGCTTTCGGTTCTATTCTGATCGTACTCCGGCTGTCATAGCCATGTGCCCGGACATAATCCGGTATGAACCTCATTAATTCCGGAAACTCTTTCCAT